GACAGTATTATAGACATTTTCTATATTAGCCTGCCCACCATTCTTATCAAAATCACGCCATAGAATCCTCTCTTCATCAATGAAATCATCTTCCATATTCATAGAATTGATTAGATTCTCATCTACTCCAGCTGCTCTCAGAACCTCTATAGGTACTTTACCTGTTGTAGGATCTACATATTCTGCAAATCTATTAGCCCCAATTTCTGGTAATGGTTCTACAACTTCAGGGGTTATAGCTTCTTCTGCTTCTACTTCTTCCATAGGAGCTTCAGCCATAGGAGCTTCAGCTGGAGGCTGTCCTTCAATTGGTGCTTGCTGTTCAGTCTCAGCTTGATTCTCTGCTTCTATTTCAGCAGGTGTTCTCCAATCTTGCTCAGGGTATGCTTGTTGAATTTCCTCAACTTGATTTTCATATCCTTCTGTTTCTAGACTAGTATCTGTATTGGTGGTATTTGCAGGGTCGAATTGTAATTGATCCATATTATATCACCCAAGGTAAAAGTTGATTTTCCTCATCCCAGACAGACCTAAGACCAGTAAGACCCCTTTCTTGATCGTTCACTTGATTCATTGCATATAAAAAGTTAGTAGTTGAGGGGTATTGTAAAGCAGAGGATACTTGTTTATTGATACGTGAACTTCCATTCGGGTCTGGTAGTATATTACCATCTTTATCTTTTCCTGTAGTATAATCCATTATTGCTGGCCTTCCTAAAGTATTCAATCCTTCATGTCCAGCAGCTTTAAGTTGAGCATCAACTAATGCCCACCAACCACCTTCTCTAGCATTTCTACCACGTGTTATACCTTTATAGTATTGTAAGGCACCTTTATCCATGTAAAGACCTCTGATGCCATGCTTTTCTATATTATTTTTAATAGAAGTAATTTGACGATGACCATAATCACCACCTACAATACCATTAGTTACAATTTTAGGATCGTTTAATATTTCTTCTTTAGCTCCATGTATCCTAGCTACTCTAATATGACCAGGTTTTAAATCTTTTTCAACACTTTGTCCAGTAATAACATACTTACTATTCTCTTGATTTGTTCTAATTTCAGTAAGTACACCCATTGAATCTGGTATTAATTCACCTGTTTCTTTATTTGTAACTTGTTGAGAATGTAAAGCATGATGACTGGCTTCTCTTGAAGAGTAACCCATAGCAATATAACTATTATATTTATTAGCATAGTCAACTTTAGCATTTTCTAAAGCTTCTACCCAAGCAGGACTCTTCTCATTAGCTTTAATACCCATATTAGTGAATGCTACATTAAGATGAGCTTTGATTTTTGCTTCAGCTCCATGTTTCTTAACAGCACCTTCTTCTAGTTTAGTAGCTTTATCTCTATATTCTAAAGCAGCTTCAGGATGGAAAGCATCTAATTGTTCATTAGATATATAACCATTCTGGCTTGCCATGAGAGCTTTGATTAAGTCTGAATCTTCTCTTTGATCTCTCATACTAGCAGTTTCATAATTAGTAACTGCTGAAGGTATAGTTAAACCTAATTCACCATATTGACGTTTGATTTCATTTACTCTAGCTGTAGTTAAACCTGCTGGATTTTCTCTAGCTTCTTTTATAAAATCATTAGTTAAATCAGTACCTGCTGCTTGTAAATAATCTTCTTCTGCATTTACTTCATCAACATAACCTTTTTTAATTTTAGCTTTCATATCTTTTAATTTACCAGGCCAATGTTCAGCAAAAGTTTTACCAGGTTTAACACCTAATTCCCTTGCCATAGAAGCTGGCATAGGTTGATTTAATATAGTTTCAGCATAGTCTGGGTTCTGTAATTCTATACCTTCATTTACAATAATCCCTTCGACTTGCTTCCAACCACCAGCACGACCTAATAGTTCACCATCTGTACTAACAGTATTAGAAGTTTTAACTAATAAATGTTGTAAATCAACAGCTGTTTTATCTGATCTTTTCCATTCTAACTCAGCTTTTTTCCTAGTACCCATAGAAGATTCTATGTTATACTGTTCTCTATATTTAGTTAATTGAGATTCTTTTGCTTTTTGAATGGTATCTTGAACACCAGACATCTTAAGCATTTCATCTGAGTATCTATCTAGCCCTAAATTATTGTATATTTTATCTGAATAAACTTCAATAGCTGCTTGCTTCATAGGAAATGCAAGGGCATTATCTTTGATTTCTGCAGCAGTATATGTGATACCTCCAAGTGATATTGGCTCTGTACCATTCTGCATGGAATGAGCTAGTTGATCCTCAAAGCCAAGCATTTTCATACGGATCTGTTCTTGAGCAAATCCTACTTGTTGCCATGGGGATAATTGAGCTAGCCTATCAGCATCTGGGTAAGCAGCTGAACCACCCTGCTTTAATAGTATTTCTTTTAATCTATGATATTCAAGGTCTTGTGCTTTAGCATCTTCAAATTCAAATGCTAACTCACCCATAGCTTTAGCCTGCTCGATTGCATAAAGTCGTTTAGCAGTTTCAGAGCCATTCTCATTTAACCACTTAGCTTTATCTAATCTAGCTTTTCTAGCTGCTGCTACACCTTCAGCTGTTTTCTTTTTTATATCTCTCTCTTTCCATGCTTGCAGTTCTTTAGAGAAAGGAGTTAGTTTATTCCTTATATCTTTAACATGAGCAATTTCATACTCACCCCTCTCTCGAGCGGCGGCGGTAGTGATACCTTGTTCTTGACGAGAAATCTGAGCTTGGTTAGCCTTTAACCTCTCGATGTTTCTATCGAATGATCTAGACATAATCTATCTCCTCCCACTTCTATATCTAGATCTACGACTACTACTAGATCTAGAAGAAGAACCTGAAGATCCTGAAGAACTTGATTTACCCTTTTTTCCTACTGAAGGTGCTTTATTAGCCTTGTAATCTGCAAAGCCTTGCATACCTGTTTGTGCTAATCCAAGAATTAAACCTGCCTTACTAGGTCCAGCTTCTAATTCAGGTGCTGCAGGACGGAAACCATGTACAGGTGCAAATGCTACATCCATAAATAGCTTATGAGAATCATTTTTACCTGCTCTCCATGATCTATCTTTCTGTCGTTCAGCATCTATACCTGCAAACATTTTATTATGAATAGCTCTAGCTTTTTTCCTACCAGCTTCCAGAGCTGACTTACCAGCTAATCTAGCTGCAGTCGCTCCTGTCTGAGTACCAGCATAAGATCCTTCATGCATCTCTACTAGAGCATCTTCTATTGCAAAATCTTCAACAGCAAATATCTTCTTTAATTGGAAGTCAGTGTCACTCCACTGATCCATCATAGCTTGGTATGTTTGATCTTGAGCGTTTTCTTGTTCCTGTACATCACTTAGATATCTTACATTTTCAAGATTGGCTTCAACTTCATACTCTTTATTTTGTCTATGCCAATTTTTCATTTTGGCATTATTTCTTCCTCTAGCAGCTGACGTTTCAGCTCCGTGTTGAGCTATTTGTCCTGCTGCTTGGACCCCCATCGAGATCATTGATACTGGTTCGCACACGGCAAAATTCTATAAAGGTTAATTGGTTAGGACCATGTTTAAGTTCCCGTAAGAACTTGAATCCTAGAAACTTTAGAAGTTTTAGATGAGCGGTGTTCCGTTTATCTACTATGTTCCAAAGAAGTTTCTCTTGTCTACTTTCTACAAATCGTTTTGATTCACGTGCAAAAGTAAGTGGGTATTCATGGATTGCATCTGTACATAACATCCATATTTGACCACCTTCTTGTACACCAGCCAATCCGGCAATCTTGCCGTTAGGCACTTCAAACCAAACTGTGTCTCCATAGAAAGCAGAAGGAGGAACATAGAGAAGTGGTTCGTGGCCATGGCCTTCTTTCACTTCTCTGTAGTCATCATCTCTTAAATGAGACGCTACATAAATAGCAGCCTCTTCAGTGATTGGGTGAATGTAGTTAGACACTCTGATAATATCTGGGTGAGAAATCTCCCTCCCAGTTCATTGAGTGAATAGTGGCAGGAGATGGGTGATTTGATTTTAAGAATACTGTAGTATTTATATTTCTATCATATACTGGTATGGTATGGAGATAGCTAGGAGCAATTGTTGCTTCACTTGCTTTCACATTATCCCATTCCAGTGATTCAACTGTATAAGTATAATCATCTCTACCTCTACGTTTTAAAGTAACATCTATTACACCTACATCTCCGAAGTCAAAGTTCATTCTATGGATAACTAAAGATCCTCTAGTTTCAGATTTAACACTTTGTTCAGAAGTTTGTGTCATATAGATCTTAGGTAATTCTACCTCAAATTCATATTCATATCCTACTATTAAGCCTGTCAGTACTTGTAATGTACTAGTACCTTGTCCTGTTGCAGTTAAATTAACTGCTGTACCAGCCGTAGCATTACTTGAACTTGTAGCAAGTTTGATAGTTGTTGAATCAACTACAATTGCATAGTATGTAGTACCGTCTGAAAGTCCTCCTACAGTAGATCCACCTGTGGTAGTAGGAGCTTTATAAACTACAGCATCACCTGTTGTTAAGTTATGGTTAGCTAAAATTATAGTTTCAGCAGATGTGTCTACATGATTAACTGTAATATTATCTACATTGCTAGAAGTATCAGCTGTATGATTAAAAGTTTGTTCCTCATACTTCCAGTTGCCAGGTAAGGTTACTGTTTCATTAGGAGCTGTTCCAGTGATACTTGCTGCTGGTACATCATAACTTCTACCAGCTGAGTTACCAGCTTGTATACAATAGACTGTTAATGTCCGAGAGCTATAATAACCTGCACCTAATGTAAAGGTTGTTACATCTGTCTGATCATTATAAGTCATATCACCTGAAGCAATAGTTTTCTTGGTATCTAAATGTACCCTATTTTCATCAGGAGCTGTCCCTATCATGGGAGTATCAGAAGTTAATTTTATGTCAAATTTTTCTAGTGTAAATGTAGAGCCTGTATTCAGTACAGCATAATATACATCATCAAGTATAGCATGGTATACTACATTGTTAGGCATAGTCCATCTGAACCACGCTGACTGAGAACGTTTTTCTCCTGCTTGAAACCACTTATATCCCCAAACTTCATTTGACGCAGTGTGTAAAGTACTATCTACTCCAAATAAAAGTATATCATTTTCAGTAGAAACTGTTACCATTGTAGCTTTTTGAGGGAATAACTCACCTACAATTTTAGTTTGTTCATTTATTTGTGGTTCTTCTGTAGAACTGATAGCACCCATTTCATAGAAACGAGCTTGTCTAGCAGTACTGTTTAGGAATCCTAATGTTGTACCTAATGATATAGGTTCTGTATCAGGGTTAAATGAATAGGATGATAAGTAAGATACCTTAGCAGTTTCAGGAGTTAATAAAGCTTCTGCACCCGAACTCAATAAGAATTGCTCGTTAGCACTGAAGATAACTAAACCTCCTGATGACTCAACTGCATCATATAATTTAGTTGGAAAGGTAGAACTGGATTGTAAATCAATAGGGTCAGCATTAGAAATAGCCATAGCTGTCTTAACCCAGAAGCTATAGAAATCATTCACCCTAGATAGGATAACATTTTCATTACTGAGTAGACCTATTCTATTTCTAAAGAAGAACATCTTTTGAATAGGGTTACCTATAAAGGTAGGTTTAGAGTTTGTTATATCATCACCTACGTCACGTTGACCCCAATCTGGATAATCAAATCTGAAAACACCATTACCATAATGAGTATTAGCTCCTCCATTAATTGAAGTGTATCCCCATGTTAAAGTCTGAGCATTATTACCTGTACCTGTTAAATCAATAGCAGTGCCAGCTGTTGCGTTTGTAGCATTAGTAGCTAGCTTTATAGTATTAGCATCAACTTTAATGACATAATATACAGTATCGTCTGATAAACCTGCAAGGGCTGTACCACCACCGTTATCATATAACACTGTCACACCTGTTGACATGCCATGACCAGTAATAGTTATCTGTTCATTGCTGGTATTAACATCAGAAGTTGCTATAGTAAACTGAGTACTAGGTTCAACCCTGACGAGCTTCAGAGGCATTGTATCCTTATCTAAGGTAATCTCTATCCCAGGAGCTGCTACTTCTTCCCACACGCCCTCTCCGAATCGAGCTGGAGTGTATGTACAGAAAGCGCCTGCACTGATTGTACCTGACGATGAATTACTTGCTAAATCAAATGCATCACTAGATGAGTTAGAAACTGTATAGTGACCATCTCCTGCACCTCCACTAGTAAAGTCAATAAAGACTGTATCTCCATTGCTTAGACCATGGGCTGTCGAAGCTACACTAACTGTAGTACCAGATCTGGAGTAGGTTGCTGCTTTTGATATATCTGCATTAATACCCTCAGCTTGGAACCGTAGGTAGTAATCATCCATATCCTCACCACTGTTAACCACACGGACAATATATCCATGACGACATACACGTGGTAAATCTGCAATATTATTTATCTCTGTAGTAGCGACAGACATCAAGGTTTTCTCAGGTGTAGTTACACCGAAAGGAGTTGGTCTATATAAATGTATACCATTACCTGCAATTGTACAGGTTATGTTGGTACCAGATATTGCATCTAAGGTAGCTTTAATCCCACCTAAAATACCAGCTGCTGATACATGTTCATCAGCACTTGAAGATGTAGGTTCTGGTCTAACTCCAGCTACATTACATCTTGAAGTTATAGTTTGAGTTGACTTAACTTTAGTTGTAGTTGTTACGCCTTTTTCTGATGTATATGAGTGAGTATCATTAACAGCCCATCCTTCACCACCCCATTGTAATTTTACAAATGGTTGGTATGTATCATGATAGGAATAGCTATCATCGACAGGAGCTGTAGGTTGTGGTGTACATCTTGTATCGACTTCATATCTTAATCTATGTTTACCACCAGCACTCATGTTAGGTGGTGAGGTACCAAATAGATCTGTACCTGTACTTATATTAACTACTTCTCTACCCATACCTAAGCAGTCACCATTACTGGTACCACTATAACTAGTTGATTCATCTATAGATAATGATGTAGCTCGTGTATGTGTAAAGACTGTATTATCATCGGGATCAAATATATCTAATGCATACTGCTTACCATAAGACACAGTATCAAGAGATATAAATGCTTCATTCAATTGAGCTGGAGATAGATCACCTGCTCCACTTAGCATTGCTGTATCTTTACGTCTGTTAACAAAGAACGTAGTCTCATTAATAGTGAGAACCTGTATATCAGAAGACTTCTCATCTGATAATGCAGTATTATCTAGGTAAGTCGCAACACCTGATCCAGGAACATTAGCATAATCGACGGGTATCTCAACACCATCACTACATCTCCATACTTTGACTGCGCCGTCAGCAGCACATTGTCCAATATATTGTTCATCATCTGTTGTATAAATGCTAAACCATTTTGCGTTTGCTGCAGTGGAGGGTGTTAAGGTATTTACGAGTTGACTTCCAGGACGTTTTGTTAGTTGGTTTACAACATCAGGTACCCCATTAAGTAGGTCTACAACTTGGCCTGGGATTTTCTTTTCGTCTGGTTGAGTTGAGATCCCTAGAACATAATTAGGAACCTTCTGTGTAACACTTGCCATTAGCGTCTCAGTGCTTGATAAGGTTTATAAGATTGATAAGCTGATTCATCAGGCCATCCCATAAAGTTATGGTCGCCTTGATTACATTCATATTCCATGCAAGCAGCTCTAGCTTGCAGTTCATATATCTGTAACATCTTCTGTAGATTACCATTAGAAACTAATTGTACAGCTGCTCTACCAGAAGCTCTATATACTATATACCTTTGGAATGGTGCTGGTATATCTTCAAAGTTAAGTAGTCTTGTTTTATTTACATAGAAGTAATCGTCATCTGGATATTCAAATGTATGGTTTACTCTATCATACATCTTCCAAATTCCATCACTATCTTTTCTTCTTACAAAGTCACGTGTTTTATCCCATGCATCTGTCATATCTATACGCATCACATCAGACTCAATAATGATTTTATTATCTGAAGTAGCTACATTTTCTTTTATATGATATTCAATATTAAATTGCCAACCTTCATTCTGTACATCTTGGTTAACTTCTTTTAATATATTATAGATGAATGATATCTCAGGGTTAGCAAAATCTAATCCTGATACTGGTGATTGACCTATGCTACCCAAGATCGCATTGACTGCGGATAGTTCGGTATCGATATCAACGGTTGTGGTAGTCATAGTTAAGAATCGTGAATAAAAAAAGGGGAACCGAAGTCCCCCTATGAGTTAGTTATATTGTGCTGTTACTACAGCGCATGTATCAACTGTACCTGAGCTGCCAACTGTGGCATATGCTAGGCGTAAGTTTTTAGTTGTGGAGGCCACCGCTGAAGGGGTGCCTGAGCCACTTGTATCTGATGGAGAGATACGGGTC